AACACCCAAGCAGTAGAGAATCAAGGCGGTCAGTTGTCTGGCGTTAAAAAGAAACGCATGACTCCTGTAGCTAGTATTAAAAATCACTCGTAACACTTTCTTATCCTAAACGTCTTAATTGACGTGACCCATCACTTTTAGGAGATACAAATGGGAACACCAACAAGATTTACATACGGTATTGCCACCGTTGCAAAAGGCAAACCACTAGGCGATTATCCGTTGCCAGACCCTTTCCATACATCCTCTGACGCAGGTCTTGATGTATTTACATATTCCAACGACTTTACAGACTTAGGTGCTATTGCTGCTCGTACAATCACTGGCGGCGCTGCTTTTGCACTGGCTGATGGTTTAAACGGTATCGGTGTTTTGACACCAGTATCCGCTACTGCTGCTTCTGTGTATCGTACTGCTGCTGCATTCCAATTTATTGGCGGTAACAAGTTTTGGTTCTTACATCGTATCAAAGCTTCTGCTATTACAGGTGCTATGGTATTGAACTTTGGTATGTCTAAAGTTAGTGGCGGTACTATTGCTACTACTGACCGTCTATACTTTACTAAGCCAGCTTCTTCAACTTCTTTGAACTTGGTTTCTGTAGTTAACAACGTTTCTACAACATTGCTTACAGGTATTACTACTGTTGCTGCTGATACGTACCTTGACGTAGGTTTTTACTACGATGGTACTGACTTGCAAGTGTTTGTTTCTGACAACATGGTTGCTCGTGTATCAGGTGTTACTATTGGTTCTGCTAGTACTACTATCAGTAACGCTTTAATGTCGCCTTTCTTTGGTCTGACTCCAGTTGCTACCGAGACAGTTACTATCGACTACGCTATTATTGCCGAAGAAACCACACGTTAATAAGGGGCTACTATGACAACTACTACATCGATTCAAACGTTAGTAGACGGCCCTCGTAACGTAGTTATTAAGTATGAAGGTACTTTAACAACGACTGATGCAGCTTATAAGCAAATTGTTCTTCCTTCTTCATTAAGTGATTTTGATATTAACGGAGTAAAGGCTAATCGCCTCCGTATTAACAAGATTATTTATGACGTAGAAGACCTTTTAACAGTTAATCTATTATGGGAAGATACTACTCCTTCTAGTAATAAGATTATTTGGAACTTAGCAGGTCGTGGTAAAGTGGATGCTTTCCGTTTTGGTGGTATCATAAATAATGGTACTCCAGCACCTACGGGCGGTATTACTTCAAGCTTTGACTATGAAGGAACAAGTCAAACACTGACTTTTACAATTATTCTTGAGCTGGTTAAACAGCACACTTAATGCAAACTAATCTAAACGCTAAGGAAATCCAGCTAGTTGCCACCATCGTTCGTGCTGATGGCACTAGGGAGGAACTTGGCGTTATAGATTATTGGCATAAGAATCCAATCAAAAGAATCATTTGGAGATTTAAAAAATGGCTACACTCCTAGTTAATACTGGAAAAGCCATCGTAACCAACTACCTTAACGGTGGTGCAGCTACCCAGCCTAAGTATGTGGCTTGGGGCACAGGTGCAGGTACGACTGGTGCAACAGATACAACTTTGTTTACAGAGGTAACGCCACGTGTTAGTGGAACTACTTCTCAAGTTACAACATCCACAACAAACGATACATTCCAAGTTGTAGGAACTCAGACTGCTGGTACAAGTGAGACAATCACTAATGCTGGTTTATTTGATGCTTCTACTTCTGGTAACTTGTTTGTTAAGGGTGACTTTACAGGCATTCCTTTGAATACTAGCGATAGTATTGCTTTTACATTCAAAGTACAGTTCAGTTAATGGCAATTAATGGTTCTAGTATAAATAGAGATGTAATTGATGGAAGCGATAAGATAACCTTAACGCCTTCATTGACTGTTACTTCTACGAGTACTAGTACCATTACTAAAGTATTAGCGTTACTAAGAACACTTAGCTACGCAGTAACGTCGACAGTAACAATCAGTAAGCTTCAAAGTTTGTTTAAAACTTTAACTTATGCTGTTACTTCGACAGTTACTATAAAGAGAGCTATAGCAGTTATTAAGTCAATCTTGTCTACGTCGACTGCTACTATTACTAGAACTACCAATAAGTTTATTACTTATTTGTCTAGCAGCTACGCTACAATCAGCGAATTAGTATCTAGATTCAGAACCTTAACTGTGACTTCTACAAGCACAGCAAGTATCATCAAGTCAGCAACAAAACTATTAAGTGTTATTTCTACATCTGTAGCTACATTGGTTAAAGTACCAATTAAGCTTTTAGTTGTAACAGTTAATAGCCTTGTGACTATTGGAAGAGCAATAAGTAAGATTATGACTACCGTTGTTGAGCACACCATTGTGGTGCTTAGCGACATAGCAATGCACTTAGTAGCTTTATCAATAACTGTAGTAAGTTCAATAACCATCGGTAGAGCAATTAGCCGTACTTTCTCAGTCCTGGTTACTTCGACAGCTAGTTTGTTTAAATCAGTATCTAAGACACTATCTGTGGCAGTAAGTAGCTTAGCTACTATCTTTAAACAAGTAGGAAAACGAGTTATAACTAATGTTTCAAGTACAGTTACTATTGTTGTACATTTCTTCTTTTATAAGACTTTACAGACTGTAGTTAGCTCTACAGCTAGTTTAACCAAAGCAATACCAAAGCTGTTAAGTGTTGTTTCTACACACACTGTAACTCTTTCTAAATTAATAGAAAAGTTGTTATCTGTAGTAAGTCACATAGCAGTTAAATTGTATCCAGCTATTATCCAGAAGTTTGGAGCTGTAGCCAAGTTTACCTTCATTGTCGGGCCTAAGAAGTTAATGACAATGGTAGTTAAAGACAGAGATATTTTAGTCGAAAAGGCTGATAAAACTTTGACTTTTGTTAAAAATCGTGTTATAATGTTATGGAAGAAACATGGCTGAGTCCTTTTCTTATAAAATTACTACTGAAAGTGAGTTGTTCACTTTTGACTTTACGCAGGTTCTAACTGCTGCAGAGACTATTCTGACGGCAGTTTGTACTGTTATTGTGATGAACGGAGTAGACCCTAGTCCTTCTTCTATTCTACAGTCTACTGCCATTATTGTTAATAAGACTGCTTCCCAACGAGTAGTTGCAGGATTAGCTGAAGTAACCTATCGTCTAGAGATGACAATTACTACATCACTAGCAAACACCTATGTTGGTGTAGGTGACTTAACTATCTACGACGCTTCTCAAGTATGAGTTATTTTTCTCGTTATGACCGTGGTGACTGGGCAGTACTCTGCGACGCTTGTGGTCGTAAGATGCGTGCTACAGACTTACGTCAACGTTGGGACGGTCTTAAAGTCTGCCCTGATGATTGGGAGCCGAGACAGCCACAAGACTTTGTTCGTGGTGTAGCAGATTACCAAGCACCTCCTTGGACAAGACCAGAGCCTCAGAATCAATACATAAGAACATACGCCATTAATAAACTGGTTAACGGATACCCAGTTAACACGTTTACGTTAGGATAATTTCATGACAATAAGACCGCTATTTACAAACAACGCTGCTACTGCTTTAGCTAAAGCTATTACGCCTACTGACAACGTGTTGCAGATTACTGCAGGCACTGGTAGCTATTTTCCTCAGCCTACTGGTGGTAACTATTTTTACCTAACTTTAATTCAAATCAACAATCCTGAAGTATCAGAGATTGTTAAATGTATTGATAGAACAGGTGATTATTTAACTGTAGAGCGTGGACAAGAAGGCACACAACCACAAATCTTTAACATTAGCGATAACGTAGAATTACGTATTACTGCTGCTAGTTTGAATTTGTTTGCTATTGGCGGTGGAGGTGGTGGTACAGGTGGTGCTACTCAAATTCAAGAGTTTACAGCTACTCAAGGACAAACAGTATTTTCCTTGTCTTTTTCTTATGTCCCTAATCAATATAATTTAGCTGTTTTTGTTAACGGCAGTAAACAGATTGCTGACGTAAACTATTCAGAAGCTTCTGCTACTACTATTTCTTTCTTTACTGGTCTTAATGCTGGTGACTTAGTTGAAGTTATTTATAATCTTCCTATTGCTGCTGGTGAATTAGATGCAAGCAATATCCGCTACAATGAAGGCGGTATTGGTGCAGTAAATAGAACGGTACAAACTAGACTTCAAGATTATGTATCTGTAAAAGATTTTGGTGCTAAAGGAGATGGTGCTACTAACGATACTGCAGCTATTCAAGCTGCTATTGCTTCTGCTCAAACTTATGCTGGTGGAAGTAATGTGTTTTTCCCTGCTGGTAACTATTTAATTAGCTCAACTCTTAATATAGCAAGCTCATCTGTTCAGCTTGTTGGAGAAGGTCGGGGAATTTCTCGTATTACTTCAAACTTTGCAACAGGAAACATTATTCAATTTAATGGTGTTGCTTACTCTGGAGTAAAACAATTATCAATTACTTCATCTGTTGTTAGAACATCTGATGCTGCAATTTATATTGCTGCTTGTCACAATGTTATTGTTGAAAACATTGGCATTGAATCAAATATGTATATTGGAGTTCAAGTTGAAGGAGGAACAAATCAATTCCTTACAACTATAAATGATTTTGAAATTGATTCAGGATTTATTGGAATTCTTTTAGGTAATTCTGTAATAGCATCTGATACATGGATTCAAAACGGTGTAATTAATGCTTGTAGTGGTGCAGGTATTCAATTAACACAAGCATCTGGAATTTATATGTATGGTGTAGACATTATTAATTGTTCTATTGGTATAGAAACATATCCAGGAGCAGGACAAAGCGTATCTGCATTATTTGCCGATACTATGCTTTGTGATACTTGTTGGAACACTGGTTGGAACTTTATTACTAATGGCGGTAATGTTGGTGAAGTAATGCTTTCTAATTGCTGGGGTTCTACTAATGGTGCTCATTCTCCTTATACAGGACATGGTTTATTTTTAGGTCAAGGTACAGGTAAAATATCTGCGGTTAGCATTTCTAACTCAACATTTTTTAACAATCAAAACGCAGGTATTTTTGTACAAGGAGCTACAAAAGTAAACATTAGCAATTGCATTGTTTCTGTAAATAATATGCACTCTGCAAACGGTGCATCAGGAATTACTTTTTATAGCGGTTCTTCTGATTTTTCTGTTATTGGCGGTATGTGCGGGTATGACAATATTTCTTCTTTAAATTACCAATCCTATGGTATTTACGTTGATTACAGTTGTACAAAATATTCAATTATTGGTGTAGATGTAACTAATAACACAAGCGGCGGTATACAAAATTTTAGCCCTACAACAGGTCATGTATACGGAAACACTGGTTATTTAACCAATAATTCAGGACAAGCATTTGTTCCTGTTGGGAGCTCTACAGTAACTGTAACTCATGGTTTAGCAAGCACTCCTAATGCAGGAGATATTTCTGCAACTCCTGGAAATGATTTATCTGTGGGAGGAGCTGCTAGATTTTGGGTTCAAAACATTACTTCAACAACTTTTCAAATTGCTGTAAATACTACGGTAACAACAAACTCATTACCTTTCTCTTGGCAAGCTAGAACACAAGGTGCTTAATTAATGGCTAATATGCTCTTCGCAAATAATTGTAATACTACTTTAAGTAGTAGTCTTACTAACGTAGCTACGACTATGTCAGTTACGTCTGCGACAGGCTTTCCTGTTCCTACAGGTTCTCAATATTTTTATTGCACATTAGCTGACGCAGCCACTCAGACAACTATTGAAATTGTCAAAGTAACTGCAGTATCGGGAACTACTTTTACTATTGTTCGTGGACAAGATGGAACTACGGGAACTATTTTTGCTTCAGGTGCGGTAGTATCTTTACGGTTAGTTGCTGCAAGCCTTAATGATTTTCCTAAGTTAGATGAAAACAATACATTTACTGTAGACCAATATATAACTGGAAAATTAGGAATTGGCACTACAAGCCCTTCTTCTTATGCAACTTTAGCAGTTACAAACGGTTCTGCGTCTAATGGAATTATTGCTGGATTTTTTCCAAATACCACTACCATTAATCGTGGCGTTGCGATAGGCACAGATGCTAGTGGTAATCCATCTATTTCAGGCTGGATTCCAAGCACCCTTGCATACACTGATTTACATATAAATCCAACAGGCGGTGGAACCTTATGGCTTGGCTCAGGTCAAAATTCTGTATCTACATTATTTACTAATTATGGTTGGGGTGGTTTATTCCAAAGATGGGATACAGGTATTCCAGGTCGTACAAACTGGGGATTATCAAGAGAATATGTTGCTGGTGGGGATATGGGCTTTTTGCGTTCTTCAGTAGCTAATGGAACTCCTGACACTACTGTTTTGTATTTAACTGGTGCTGGCGGTGTTTCCATTGGTAACACTACAGACCCAGGCGCAGGTAATATATTGGTGCAAAACAATATATTATTAACAAATTCTGCACTTAGTTATGCTCCCCCTAGTGGAGTCCAACTTCTTAACCTTACTGGAAATACAACTGGTGTAGTAACAATAGGTCATGCAAGTGGCGTTGCTGCTGGTAGTTATTATTCTAGCTTTGGTTACAATGGTTCAGTAATTGGCTCAATTACGCAAAACGGCACTACTACTGTTCTTTACAATGTTACATCTGACTATCGCCTTAAATCAAATGTAACACCAATTAAAAACGCTTTAGCTACTGTTCAATCTTTAAACCCAGTTAGTTTTACATGGATTGATGGTCGTAAAGACGATGGCTTTATTGCACACGAATTGCAAGCTATTATTCCTAACTGCGTAACTGGCGAAAAAGATGCCGTTAATGAAGATGGAACACCTAAATATCAGCAAATGGATAATTCAGGTGTAATTCCTTTTTTAGTAAAAGCAATTCAAGAGCTTACCGAACAATTTAACGCTTACAAAGCATCTCATCCATAGGATATTTATGACTACTTTAATCCCAAAATACGACCAAGGTGCTACTGGTGCAACAAATAGGCCTATTAATCTTAAGCTTGCTGAATCAGTAAGCGTTAAAGACTTTGGTGCTGTAGGCGACGGCTCTACCGATGATACTGCTGCTTTTTTAGCTGCTATTGCTTCTTTGAATTCTACTCAAAGAACAATTTATATGCCTCCTGGTATTTATAAAATTACTAGCCCATTAGTTTTTTCTATTGAAACAACTTTATACGGTACTAATCCTGTAGGCACATATATTAATTATTATGGTTCAGGTTCTGCCATTACCACAACAGCCACAGGAAGTCCTAATTTAGCCCATGTTTATTTAAGTGGTTTTGGTTTAAATAATTTAGGAACTGGTACTACTGGTATTAATTTTGCTAACGTACAAGATTCAATAATTTCTAATGTAACTATTTCTGGGTTTACATTATATGGAATTTATGCAGAAAACTCTTATGGTAATTTATTTGAACACATTAACAGTTCAAATACTTATGGTATTTATTTAGGTCACGAAGCAAACAACATTACATTGTTACAGTGTACCTTTTTAGTTAACACAGATGCAGGTGTTTTTGTTGGTGGTGGTCGAGCAAACAATATTATTGGTTGTGATTTTGAAAGCAATCCTTATGGAGTTCAAATATCTGGGGCTGCTGGAAGCATAGGAACTAAGTCATTGACTATTCAAGGTTGCTATTTTGAAGCAAATACGTTGTATGAAATTCTTATTCAAAAGCATACACCAACAGCAGGAATTCCTAATAGCATTGTTATTCAAAACAACTATTTTTGTGGTATTTCTGGTAAAGCCCCTACAGCTATTGGCGTAGTTGATGTTTCTACTTTAGATGTTTTAGATAACAACTTTGATAATCAAGGTGTTGCTTATACTAATTCTTTAACTGTTTCAGGAACAGGAAGTGCAGATAATATTAATTGGGGATTTAATAGAGATACATCTACAAATGGCCCTTCTTTTATTGGAACTACAAAAAACAATATCGCACAATCAACTGCTACTGCTTGGGCTACATTTAATGGAATAAGTGGTGCTGTTATTAGTGAATCTTATAATATTTCTTCTATTACAAGAAATTCGTCTGGTAGTTATACTGTTGTAATGAATAAACCAATTAACACAATTTATTGTGTTCTTGTAAATGCTGAAAATTTTGGTGCTTATGGTAATCCAATGATTGCTGCTGCAACAGTTACAAATTCAACTACATTTAATATTTATACAGCAACTGTCGCTACAAATAATGTAGACGCTAGGACAATTAGTTTTGCTGTGTTTGGGTAAAAAAATAACATGAAAACATTTACATTAGAAGATAACGAAGCAGCATTTATTATTGCAACTATTGGTAGATTACCTATTGAATCAGGTGCTGCTCCAATCTTTGCAAAGCTACAACAACAGGCTGCGTTGATTACGCCTCCTACAGAACCAACCTTACCACAAGAATAATCCTATGTCCGACCAACTAGAAACCAGAGTAGTACGTCTTGAAGTTTATTCAAAAAATCACGCTGAAGACATCAAAGAACTTCGTGAGACTACAATAGATTTAAAAGGTACTATGCACTCTATCGAAAAGAACTTATCACAAATTAAGTATATTGCAATTGGTGCTCTAGTGGTCATTGTTGCACAAACCATCGGCTTAGACAAAGCCTTACGTGTCCTTTTTGGAGCTTAAATATGTCAAGTGTTTTTAGTGTTACTCGTGACCAGATTATTACCTTAGCGTTACGTAAGCTAGGTGTACTAGAACTTGGTTCTGTGCCTGATTCAGAGACTGTAGCTAATGCGTCTCTAGCTTTAAACCTTTACATCAAACAGATGGAGACAGAGGGTCTAAAGCTTTGGACAGTAAATGAACTGGTACTGCCTTTAGTAAACAATCAAACTGTTTATCCTATTGGTCCTGTATCCCAAGTTCCTGATACTGCTTTGAACACTCCTAAACCTTTGAAGATTATTCAAGGCTGGTTACGTCAGATTACGGTACAGCCTCCTATTGATACTCCTATGCAGCTTCTTAGCCAGCAGGAATACAATACTTTAGGTTCTAAGTTTAGCACTGGTGTTGCTAACTCTTTGTACTATGAGATTCGTCAGAACTCTGGTAACTTGCATGTTTACTTGACACCTAACTACAATGCTGCCTATCAGTATGAACTGCACTTGACAGCTCAGCAGCCTATTGAAGACATCAATACAGGTTCTTCTATTCCTAACTTTCCTGCTGAGTGGATGAACACTTTAGTATGGAACTTAGCTGACCAATTGGCTATCGAGTACTCTGTACCAGCCAATCATCGTCAAGAGATTGCAATGAGAGCTAAAGCATACCGTGAACAGTTAACTGACTGGGATGTGGAATCTGTATCTACATTCTTCCAAGCTGACCTTCGCATGGCTAACGTACAATTTGGACAACCTAACTAATATGCCAATTCAGAGAATTCCTTTATCTCAGCCTATTGAGACTCGGAATGGTGATTTACAGACCGATTCCAAGTGCGTCAATGGTTACTTTGAATCACGAGATGTTAAGCGTGAGTTTATTAAGCGTCCTGGTTTAGCAATTCAAACTGTAACGCCTACTTTGCCTTCTGCACAAGGTCAAGGTATTTACCTATTTAAAGGATTCTTATATGCTGTCGTTAACAATATTCTGTATAAAATTGACCCCAGCACTTATGTTTCAACTGTTGTTGGTACGCTTACAGGAGCTGTCCAAACTTGTTACTTTGTTCAAACCTTAGATAGTACTTATTTATTTGTACATAACCAAACTAATGGTTATTTAGTAGATGGTTCTACTGGTGTATTTAGTCAGATTAAAAACGATAACGTAGCTTCTGTGGACATCATTACTGGTGGTCTAAGCTACACAAACCCTACAGTAACTTTCTCAGCCCCTTCAGGAGGCGGTGTAACAGCCACAGGAACGGTCACAACTACAGGTAGTGGTGTAACAGCAATTACTGTTACTGCGTCAGGCTCAGGCTTTACAAGCACTCCTACAGTGGTTATTGGTACTGTATGGTCTGCAGGTTTAACTGTAGCTGCTCAACAACAAGTTTATTATGGTAACAATCTATATACCTACACAGTAGGCGGTGTTACAGGCTCTACAGCCCCTACTTTTACTAGCGGTACAGCTACTGACGGTACAGCTACGATTGCCTTCTCAGGCTTAGTTGCTAAAGCTATTGCTACTATTAGTAACGGTGGTATTAACGCTGTAACCATGACTTTAGACGGTAGTGGCTACAATGCTCCTCCTTTAATTACTTTCTCAGGCGGTGCAGGCACAGGTGCTACTGCAGATGCTACATGGCAATCAGGTGTTATTGAAAGTGTTACCATCACTAATGGCGGTTCAGGATATACATCTTCAGACAACATTATAGTTACTTTTGTTGACATTACAGGTTCAGGAGCCTCAGCTACAGCATTGTTAAATGCTTTCCCTTCAGGACCTTTAACGCCTGGAGCAGTATTCTTAGATTCTTACATTGTTATAGGTACTGTAGCTGGTAGACTGTATAACTGTGAGTTAGGTAATCCTACTATTTGGAATGCTTTAAACTATGTTTCAGCCGAATCTGAGCCAGATAATCTAGTAGGTATTGCTAAGCATTTAAACTACATTCTAGGGCTTGGTCAGTGGTCTACAGACTTCTTCTATGACGTAGGTAACTATCCTGGCTCTCCTTTAAGTGCTGCTCCTTCTTATAAGTTTGAAGTAGGCTGTGCTAATGGTAACTCTATTGTAAGCTTTGAGAATACAGTGCTCTTTGTAGGTATCTCTAAGACCACAGGTACTGGTGTCTATGGTATTGATGGCACAGCTCCTGTAAAGCTCTCTACTGTCTATATTGACCGTATTTTGAACAACAGTAATATGCAAACTGTTACTGCTTATTCTTTTAGATTCAATGGACATCCTTTTTATGTCTTGACTTTACATGATTTAAATGTTACAATAGTATACGACGTATCTGAGAAAATGTGGCATCAATGGACTATGTGGGCAATAGGCGATGTAGATTCAGGTGTTCCTGGAGTCTATGCAGAACAGTACTTCCGTCCTAGTTACTTTACAGGTGATGGCTTAACTTATTATCTTTTAGATGATGATAACGGAACTCTTTACACTTTATCAGATTTGTATTATAATGACGCTGGTGCTCCAATTTATTATCGAGCTGTAACAGACATTGTTGATAATGGAACTACCAAGCGTAAGTTTTATAATCGTGTTGAGATTATTGGTGATAAAGCTCCTGCTACGATGAACATTCGTCATAGCGATGATGACTACAAATCATGGTCTCCTTATCGTACTGTAAGCCTTAATGCGCCTCGTGCTCAGATTTATCAAACAGGTCAGGCACGTCGTAGAGCTTGGGAATTCTTATGTACAGACAATCAACCGTTAAGACTTGATGCTGCTGAAATAGACTTTGAAGTTGGAGATTTAGAAGGCGGTGGTCCTGCCCCTACTCAGTATCGGAAATAGAATGAACGAGCAGTTACCAACAAAGTTATTAGAAAATAAAATAGATAACTTAACCAAAGAACTGCTAAAGCAAGAACAAGCTGATTGTCCTGTAGTTCATCACTTTGGTCCTGGTCTTTACATTAGAGAAGTAACTTATGGTACTGGTACTTTAGTTGTAGGTCATTTCCATAAGCAACCTCATTTATGTGTAATGTTAACAGGTAAAATGTTATTTGTTAATCCTGACGGAAACAAGGTTGAAATAAGTGCTCCTAAGTCATTTATAGCATCCGCAGGTCGTAAAGTAGCTTATGTATTAGAAGAAATGACTTTTCAAAACATATATGCTACAGAAGAAACAGATGTTGCTAAATTAGAAAAGATGTTGTTTGAAGAGAATGAATTTCTTGAAGAACATCTTAAAGAACAAAATAAAATATTAACTTATGACCATTCAATAGATGTTGAAGACTTTGAAAAAGCAATGGCAGAGTATAAGTTAGATTTAAATCTTGTTCGACAAATATCAGAATACGAAGGAGACCAGATACCTTTTCCACAAGGAAGCTACAAAGCAATGGTGTCTGATTCCAAAATTGAGGGTAAAGGTTTGTTTGCTACAGGAAATATTCAAGAAGGTGAAGTTATTGCCCCTGCTCGAATAAATGAAAAAAGAACTCCTGCTGGTAGATATACAAACCATTCCAAGAATGCAAATGCAGTTTTTGTTTTACGAGATAATGAAGATATTGACTTGGTAGCCTCTAAACCAATATCAGGAATGCGTGGAGGCTTATTAGGTGAAGAAATTACCATTGATTATAGACAGGCTCTGAGCCTTTATAAGGAAACAACATTATGTCAGCTTCAGTTGCAGCCTCAGTAGTAGGCTTAACAGTAGGTGTAAACGCCCTCACAGGGAATCCATTAGGTTTAGGTGGTAGCAGTGGCGGTGGGAGTAGCGGAGGTGGCTCAGGCCAGTATGACCCCTATGGTCAATACCGTGGTCAAGCTGCTACACAATTAAATACTTTGATGAATAACCCATCAATGGCTATGTCACAGCCTGGTTCTGGTTATCAACAACAGTTACAACAAGGCATGAGAACTACTCAGCGTGGTGCTGCTGCCACTGGTATGCTTCAATCAGGTGCTGAGCAAAATGCTTTACAAAACGTAGGGCAAAATACTTTTGGTTCTTTTTACAACTCACAGCTTGCTAATTTAATGCAATTATCAGGTGCTTCTCAGTCTCCTGCTGCTGCTGGTATGGCACAACAACAAGCTGCTTCTTTAGCACAAAACCGTCAATTCCAAGGTATTAATCAAGCTACTTCTGCTCTTGGTGCTATGGGTAATTTGTTTGGTGGTACAACTCAAACACAACCTTTTGGTTATTCTGGAATGAGTTCTGGTATGTCAGGTGGTTATA